GGTTGCTAGTTCGTTGATGTGTTCACTCTGATTATTCATAAGAATCTTCTCCCCGTTTGATATCTTCCTGCTCTCTCCATCTGTAAATAAACTCTTTCGCATCCTCAAAGATAGCGGCTACCTCCATAGGAGATAACCGTTTGAGAACTTCTTCGCGAACTTTTTCCATGTAAGATTCCATAACTTCCCTCTCTTCTGCCATCCGGCAATCTGGGTCATGATTCATGCGACACCTCCAACTAACATTGTGCTAATCTCTCTTAGATTATTTGCAACTATTAAAGTGTCATAGCTTAACTGGTCTAACTGGTAGCCTAAGTCAAAGCCGAACTTTAACTCATTGTTAGCCATTGCCTCTAGTGTCTGGCTTAACTGATAAGCCATAGCAATTAAATCATCTAGGTCTTTCATTTTCAACTCCTATCTTGCGTTTAGGTTTTTTTTATCTAAGCTGCTCAAGCTGCTAGGTTTGGTGGCCTAGTCGACAGCGAGCTTGCTGTTGATAAACCTAATATAGCATGAAGCTTGAATTAAACGCAACAGAAAAAAACTCATTGAACGCAATTAGACAATCTGCTATTGTGTTTGTAAAAGGAGGTAAAAATATGACGATTCGCGAATATCTTTTTAAAAATAGAATGACAGCCGCACAAATGGCTAGGGACTTAGGACTACACCCTAATTATTTTAGGCTGATTAATAGAGGTGTTGTAAAACCTGGCTACGAACTAGCAACCAAGATTGAACTTTATACCGGTGGAGAAATCACACTAAAGGAGCTTAGAAATGGCAAATGACGAAGAAGAAGAACTTATGAAAGTGGTTATTGTGATCTACAACATATTCCAAGAGCATAAAATAGACCCTGATGTTGCTTTATCGGCCATGATCTACATGATAGGCGCAACTGTTCAGCAATTGGCAAAAAAACCAAGAGAAATGTTGTGTTGTATTGCACAAGATTTTTTGAATCTTTCACAAGCGGTTCCAAAAGATAAATCGCAAACTGAATAAGTTTAGGCGATTAGGAAAAGTTTTTAATTTGATAGTGAAAAATTATCATTTCGAGATAACTTGCTAAAGACAAAAGGCCCCGTGGTTGCGGGGCCTCTATCGACAGCTACAATTGACAGTAGGGATGCTTTCAATTGTAGCTCTCAAGATAGTTTTAATCAACAAAAACCTTGAGAGAATCATGACCGACTCATTATCAGAAGTTTGCACAATCCACAACGTACCATTTGGCGGCGGATTTACGATGATCTCGAACAAGATCTTCGAGAATCCTAATCTCTCCTGGCAAGCTAAAGGCTTACTTTCTTATATTCTTAGCAGGCCTCCTAATTGGCACGTTCATTCCTGGCAACTTTCGAAAATCTATGAAGGGAATAACCCTGGTAATAGTCTTCATTCCATAAAAAAAATAATCAAAGAATTGAGAGATAACGGATATATCGATTATGCAAAGGTCCGTGATAATAAAGGAAGGTGGATTCACCGATATGACGTATATCCAATGCCTTATAAAGAATTTAAAAAAATCTTTCCAGAGGTTGAGTTACCAGCGCTGGAGATTCCAGAGACGGTAACTCAACCTATATTAATAAATACTGAGCTAAAAAATACTAAGTTAAATACCTCTAAAGAGGATATAGCTCCGATCGCAAAGCGACGAAGCTATGATATTTCATTTTCTTTTGAATCAGCTTTTTTTGAAGGTATCACCGATAAAGATTTATCGTCTTGGAAAGAGCTTTATCCTTCTGTAGATATTGAACTAGAATTGAAAAAGATGGCTGAATGGTGTCTTGCTAATCCAAAAAAAGCTAAGTCTAAAAAGAGGTGGAGACAATTCATAAACAGTTGGTTACGTGAAAATAATGAGAAGATTATCAATAAACAAGCCTATCAATCATCTAGGATAGGAAAAGAGCCTGAAAAAATTGATCAGCAAATCGAAAACGAGAAACTTTCTAAATACTATGAAAGAAATTATCATGCTAAAAATTATTCGATAAATGTTTTAAGCAAATCAATAGAATTAACGCCTGTCGGAAATGGGCAACCATTTTGTCTCAACTTTTCTGATAATAATTTTCGGGCTTACCTTGAAAATCAAATGAGAAAATGTGGTTTCGTTAACAAAAAGAAGGAGGAAAAATGAGAAAAGAATGCATTGTTTGTCAACGAACTTTATGCGTTCATGATAAAGAATTTTGTTCCGATGAATGTCACCAAATACACTGTAAAGACATGCTGAGATATAATTTGAAGGGTATTTTAGGTTTGGGATTTTGTTGGGAAAAAAAACGAGATTCTTTCGACCTTTTAGAAATTCAATACAAATACAAAAATGTTGAAACAGGAAATATTGAAACAAATATCGTTAATTTTGAGGAGGAATCATGATCCCATACGAGGACTTATGCTTAACGCTCTTAGTGTGTACGGGCATGTTTTGCCTAACAATGGCTTACTCTGCAAGAGTTATTTTTAACAGAAGGTAGGTTTATGAATTTAGAATGGATGGTGATGATTTGCTTGATTGCTATAACATTTATGCAGCATAGGAGGATAAATAATCTAGAGGAGTCAGCAACTTTTTTTTATAAAGAAATGACAGATATTTATGAGAAATTTAACGAAGTTTTAAGGAGATTGACAAATGATTGAAATAATGAAATTCGAATTGATCAACAAGGGACCATTAGTGGCTAGATTTACATGTAAGATGTTGAAGTGGGGCGGTCTAAATATCCGCGAGTGTACGCTCTTTGACAACGGTACCAAGAGGTGGGTTAATCTACCTTCTCGCCAATACGAAGACGCAGAAGGTAAAAAGAAATACTATCCCTATATCGCCTATGAGGAAAGGAACCTGGACGATAAATTTAAAGAGATGATTATCAAGGCAGTTGATGAATATATTGCTAGGAATGTTTCTGAAAGCAAACCAGAAGCTCAAGAGGCTCAAGGTTCATTTCCATTTTAGGGGGGAAACATGACAAATACAGATGATTTTTTAGATATGGTAATGCTAGCTCTACAAAGAGTTAAAAATTGCAATAAGATAAGAAATAAGTTGATGATGCTTAGTGAAAATTCAGTTTTTGAAGGAAATCCACACCATATGGATTTGGACTTATTTCTTAAATACGTTCACGCAGAGATAAAATCTATGCTTGATCTGATTGATTTTGAATAAAAAAAAACCCCCGAAACGCAAGTGACGGGGGAAAAACTCTTCTACATTCAAGGAGTCAAAAGGTGAAAAGGCTTTTGACATCTAAGATTTAACAAAATGATGAAAATAGTGCAAGACAAAAAATATTTAGGCTGATAAATGTTCAATATGATTAAACATAAGTACAAAGCAAAGGCCTGTGAAGCTGATGGAAAGAAATTTCCCTCCAAGCTTGAGCGCTCATATTACAATCAGTTGAAGCTTCGCCAGCAAAACGGCGAGATCTTATTTTTCCTTCGTCAAACTCCTTTTGATATCCCCGGCGGAAAGTACTTGGCCGATTTTACCCTATTCCTGGCCTCTGGCGACGTTGAATTCGTCGATGTAAAGGGAATGGATACCCCAATGTCAAAACTCAAGCGCAAGGCCGTAGAAGAGCTTTATCCAGTAACCATCAAAATTGTGACGAAATAGCCATGCATGATTGTAATAAGAGCTGCAAAGATGAGCCGCTGGAAAAAACTTCTGCGTTGCGGATTAAATGGAAAAAACAGGACGTCACGGAATTTAAAAAAATTAAAAGAAAATGGCGCACTTTCATTGCCTATAGGACTCGATTAGGATGGGCAAATTCGATTCGAATAAATAAAAAATATTGGATAACACCCCTAGAGCGAGAAGAGTTGATGGAAACTGTCATGCAATTTTGTGACAATTTATTAAGAGATTATAAACGTGATAGGAAATATTGAGGTAGGGTATGTTAAGCGAATACGATGTTAAGAATATCAAGAAAATGAAAAATCACTGGTATAGTTTCAAGTATGAAAGAAACATGCCTAAATACCAAGGAGTTATAAGTCCACACTGGATTACAATGGTTAAGCGAGAAGAAATGATTGAAAAACTTTTTTTATATTGTGAAAAACTCATAAAGGATGACCAATGAATGAAATACAACTTACAGATGACCAGATCATCGATTTAATATTTGAAAGAAAAATTGATTTAGGACAGACTAAAATTTCGTGCGATAATTCTTTCCATGAGATTTTAGGCAAGCTCGAACAGAGGTTATGCTATGGAAAAATCCCTCGAAGTAAGGATACAACACTTTGCAGAAACGATGACAAATCGAATTCAGGAACTCGAGTCGAAGTTGTTGGTCGGCCAGTGTCAACAAGAAGAAAGAAAGTGTATGATCTTGTCTGAATGCTGTGCAGAATTACTTGAGAAATTTGAGTATATTTTTGAAGATATATTATATACAGAAAATTAGACTTATGATATGTTGCAGGTATTAGTAAAACGACCTGTCAATATGTTGTGAGCTATTATAAACAAGGTAAGTAAATGGAAATACCCGTTTATTTTGCAATTTTTTTTGCTGGGTTTTTGTGTGGGCTCCTCGCCTCTTTGGTATGGGACTCCTCCGGAAACAAACCCGTAGCATAAACAACTTAAGGAAGATTTATGAAAAAGATTATTTTTAGTTTATTATTTGCATTTCCAATATTTTTATCTGCAGCCCAATATGTGGGTATACATGGGGGACCTGATCATGGACATGATACCGATCGATCAAATTCAGGTCAAAAAATGGGATTCGCAATTGGGGGAGTTTACGGATATGATTTTAACAATCAATTTAGGGGAGAGGTTGAAGTTTCTTATAGACAAGCCCATAAACGCACAGTCTACAAAGACAAATTAATCGACCAACTTTTCTCTAGAACTTACGAATCTAAACATTCAACAGCCTTTATGGTCAATGCATGTTATGACCTATCCCAACTTGCTATGTATAATCTATCTCCTTTTATTGGGGGGGGTATCGGTTTTACTAATAATGTAACTCAATATAAAGCTAAATATGACGACCATGTTGACAGCGAAAAACGAAGAGATTCAGATTTTGCTTGGCAATTATTAGCAGGAGTGTCATATCCAATACAAGAAGGTGTCAAAGCAAATATGCGCTATTGCTATCATCAGGGTCAACAGCATACTAAAAGCCATGCTGTTACACTTGGTTTAGTAAAAGCGTTTTAATTTTTGAGGACAGGTGAAGTTGACTTTATCTCACAGCGTTAATCTTAATTGTAACCTGTCCTTAATTTAGGTGTCTAAATATGTTAGAAGATTATTTACCAGAATTTCAAGAGGGATACATGGATGCGGCGTATAAGAAACTTGGTAAAGAAGCCAAGAAAATTGAGAAGGATACTAAAGAAGTCCTAAAGAAAGACAAGGGCCGTGACAAAATCATCGATAAAGCTAAAGAGAAGATGAAAGGCAAATGCTAATAGATTATTCGAATGACGCTTTATCTGTGATCTTACTGATAGGTATCGCAACTGGATACCTATTTCATGTTCTTTATATCCTAATTAAGAGTATAAATCCCGATGATTGATCCAAGTGAATATCCTTTAGGTATTGATTATTTTCCTCCAATATCTTCAACTTTTCCTAAAACTTTATCCGCAACTTGCTCCGAACTTACCATAACGATAAGAGATAGCGAAAAGACACAAAAGACTAAACATCTCGTTTATGATAACTATTATCTAAACCCCGATGACCCCGTAATCAAAGCAATCATCTCTCAAGCCCTGGTTGAATTTAACGCAGAGCCTGAGAGTGTGAAGATACGTGTTAACCTTGAGGTTCTCTGAGAATTGCATAGATTAACGCTAATGCCCCTTCCAAGTCTAAATATGTCACAAAGGATGATCTAACATGGGAGGGAAGATCTTCACTGTATTTGATCGTATCAAGCAACATTCCCAGCAATTCATCTCTACGCCCGCCAATTTTAACTTTGTGTTCACTATCATGAGCCTTTTCTTGGTTTATTTCGTCCTTACTTTCTTGCCCTAACATAAAATCATCCTTATTTGAATTGTAAAGTTTTTATTTTACTCACTCGTGAAAATGAGGTTTTGAGGGGGGTAAAGTATCAGAATTTTACCAAAAAGATAAGATTTATGTTGAGATATTTGTAAGTTACTCTATAGCATGAAGTTATATCTAAATAATGAGTTGTATATGGCAAGACCGGAAATACCGATTGATTGGGATAAAGTGGATTATCTCTTAAAAGCTGGTTGCTTAGGAACAGAATTAGCAGCCAAATTTGCTATGCATCCTGATACATTTTATAGACGTGTGGAAGAAAAATATTCCATGGGTTTCACCGATTATATGCAACAAATGCGTGCGGATGGTGATGCATGTATTAGAGCTAAGCAATATGAGAAAGCCTTAAAAGATGACGGCGATAACACAATGCTAATCTGGCTTGGTAAAAACAGACTAGGTCAACGCAACGAAGATAAGCTATCCATAGTAACGTCTGAACAGCAAACTACTCTCGATAAGACCATGGACATGGTTGACTTTCTTCAACAGAAACAAGATGCTGATAGCAAAGAGAATATTGAGTGAAAGAGCCCCTTTCTCCCAAGCAACTCCAATTCATCATTAATAGTAAAGCTAAGTGGAATCTTGCCCATGGTAGCGTTAGAACGGGAAAAACAGTGGGAACAGTTTTCGCGTTTATGCACAAGGTTGACCGTTGCATCGACAGTAAAATCTATATTGTCGGGCACACCTTTGATACCGCCTACAGGAATGTGGTCCGCTTATTGCTCGAGTCGCAGGAGCTTGCTATTTTTCGCCCCTTCTGTTCGTGGAGTGGCAAGAAACTATTGTACAAAGATAAAGTTATATCTGTGCTTGGTGCAAAGGATGAAGGTGCTATTGGCAACTTCCAAGGCCTGACCATGTCTTTATGTTACTGTGATGAGATGACATTGTACCCTGAGTCTATCATCGACATGATCGATACGCGTCTATCAGAGCCATGGTCGCAAGGCTTTGCAGCGATGAATCCATCATATCCATCTCATAAGCTAAAAGCTTGGATAGATCAAGCGGAGCAAGGCAATCCTGATTACTACGCGCTTCATTTCATACTTGAAGATAATCCTTATCTCGAGCAATCATACAAGGACAGACTTAAGAACTCACTCACAGGAATCTTTTATAAGAGGAATTACCTTGGTTTATGGTGTTTGGCCGAAGGAAGTATCTTTGACTTTTTCGACCCAAAGATTCACGTTGTGCCTAAACCTCCAAGAGCTGCCGAATATTGGATTGCCGCTATCGACTATGGCGCTGTCAATCCTTTCGCTTGTTTACTTATAGGTGTAAGCACAGGAAGATATACACAGGAAGGAAAGAAACTATGGGTGGAGAAAGAATACTATTGGGACCCTGCAAAGCGTGAAAGGCAAAAGACTAACAGCGAGTTTGCCGATGATGTGCAAGCTTTCCTTGAAGCTTACGATGTTAAAAACGTATATATTGATCCATCCGCTGCCGCCTTTAAAGTAGAGATGAGAAAGCGTGGAATCCACATGGTCGATGCGAACAACGAGGTACTTGACGGAATTACAATGATGACAAGCGAGATGAAGCGTGGCACTATCACAATCTGTGAGGAATGTAAGAACCTTATTCGTGAGGTAGAAACATACGTGTGGGATCAGAAGGCAGCAATAAAGGGTTGGGATGAGCCATTGAAGAAGGATGACCATGCAGTCGACGCTCTACGCTACGCCATAGCCACCCATCATGTTAGCGTTTATGACCCATACAAGCACAAAGACATTAATCCAGGCCGAATGACTAATACATTTGATCATGGAAGAGAAATTAGGCAGCCCCCCCGCTCGTTTTAATCTGTTCCATAGATTTCATACATCCCTTTATTAAATCCAATGCGCCTTTATCATTGGAAATCCATGCAACAATATCCATAGGTAAATCAACAGACCATAACTCACATTCATCTTGATAGCAAAAAGCATCTTTTCCTTTAAATCCTTTAAAAAGTCAAATAGTTCCCCAATCTCTCTATTATGACCTTGAAAAGCTTGTTTCAACGCTTCAAGCTTGTAATCTCGCTCGTAAAACTTCTTGTCAACTTCTTTCATGACCTCTGATACTATCTCGGACATTTTCATTAGTTGTGGCGCCATTTTATCCCCTTGTAAGTTTATTTGATAAGTCCAAGATCTTTTAAATCTTGCCCCATTTCTTTAAGGTTTCGTGTTAATCGTGTAACTTTTGGTTTATCAGGTCTCTTTGAACAAAAACAACATGCTTTATCTGAGCATTTCTTCTCTAGCCATTCATTGCATTTTGGGCAATAATAGCAGTCAAATTTTTCATTATATTTTAGTGATTTTCTGCACTTATCACATGTTGTGGTAAAGTATTTCATGGTACACGAGCTTTCATCACTTCAATTTGATGTATAATTTCACCTAACTTATCATTGATAATTGAAAGACTTATCTTTTCATCGCTACATGTGCAATCTTCATCACTATCTTCTTCATCTTCTTCAGACTCACCATCAACTCTTTTATATCCAAATCCTGCAAAATATTTATCAATCTGTTCTTGCGACTCCTCTTCATCATCCGCATTGCTTATCTTGATTAAATCGTCGAGCGTTTGATCATGATTATCGACAGTATTGGCGATATTTTCGATTCGCATTTTTTGTTCGCACAGAATCTTCCATATTTCAAGGTTGAGCCCTTCGAGTCTAGCAATCCTCTTTTCGCTTTCATTCAAACGATCATCTATTCTCTTGTCTATATATTTGTTTGCCTCAGCAGTAAATGCCATTTTTAATCTCCTGTTTTGTTAGGTTGCTCAATATCACACCAGTAAGTACCATCGTTAAAAACATAAAGATATTAACCCCGGCCGAATGGTCAACACTTTCGATAACGGCAGGGAAATAAGGCAGCCCCCCCGCTCATTTTAGCTTTTCTTCTTAGTTCTTAACTGATCCACAAACTTCATAATCTCCATTTGCACCTCTGTAGAATGACATTCGGGACAAGTTTCTTCTTCATCATCTTGTTTATCCTCTATCATCTTGATAGCAAAAAGCATCTTTTCTTTTAAATCCGCTAAGAAAACAAACAATTCACCAATCACACTTTCATGACCTTGAAAAGCGTGCTTCAACGCCTCAAGCTTGCAATCTCGCTCGTAAAACTTCTTATCAACTTCTTTCATGACCTCAGCCATTAACTCAGTCATTTTCATTAGTTGTGGCGCCATTTTATCCCCTATGGTACTCGAGCTTTTAATATCTCGAATTGATTTAGAATTTCTTTCAACTTATAATCGATTATATCGAGTCGAACTGCTAAGCCAGTGAAACCGAATGCTTCTCTTTCAGCTGTATAATTATCGTCATCTTCATCTTTATCTTCTTCTTCTTCTTGGGCCAATGCCTCAGCTAGTTTAATAGCATCATTTAAATATTTACATAACTCTTTTGCATCGTCAATATCAAAATTATATGCGAATCCTTCATCATAAGGATGTGGGTATGTAAAGCCCACAAAAGTATGTTTCCCTTTTCCTTCAGCATATATGTGAATTGTATCTGTGAATTTTTTGTTAACAAATTTCATATTGTCTCCTTAAATATCGAATCTTTTTATGTTTAAACCATAATCATTAATTGTGGCGCCATTTTATCCCCTTGTGTTTGTTAATCCTTATTGAATGGAAGATTCTGCTGAATCAACCATTCCAATATTTTATTTTTTAAGCATACCTTTAACGTAGATGTCATAAAATCTTTTGATCTACCAAAATAATGATACTCTATTTTCATGAGACAACATCTATCAATATAATATTTAAATGTATATGATTTAGAGGTTATTGCTATGAAATATCCATCTTCACAAACTTTAATGATATGAATCTTGTTTTTCTGTGGCGTTCTCTTAGCTAAATAGGATGATTCGGACCTTAAAAGGATGTTCATAATACTTTCATAACTAACTTCTTTATCAAGAAATAACTTGATTTCATCCGTTAAATCAAGATGTTTTTCTTTCTTAACAGGTGGATAAACAGGTTTTCCGTCTATCTCAGAGAGTATATCTAGTATCTTTTTATCTTTATTCTTGCATAATCTCATAAAAACCTAGCGAAACTTAACATAACTTAACCCAACGAAACGGAACTTAACGGAACCAAACTTAACCCAACGAAACGGAACTTAACGGAACCTAACAAAACCCAACGAATCTGAACGTAACTAAACGAAACCAAACTTAACACAACGCAACGAAACTTATAAATATTTATTCAAAACGCTCTTAATACCCCTCAAAACAGCCGACAACTTAGCTCTCTCAAGCATAATCTTGTCTACATCATCTTTATCAACCTGATCATAGTGTATGTTTGAGAGTGCTTCATCACGTTTTCTATATTTCTTTTGATGGTTTTGCGACCATCTATTCTGTTCGAGATTGATGTTTTTAGACTCGAGTATCTCAATGTATTCTTGGTTTCTGATCTTGCATAGCCAACCTCGACCATTCAACAGATCTCTCAAAGTCATCATTCCAAATATATATTCATCCGTCCCTGCAACTTCTTGCAGCATTTGCTCACAAGCTTCTTTAGGTATTGTAGCCCCATAATTAAGGAAGCCGCTAGCTTCCATGATCATCATGATGTATTTTTTTCTTTCTTTATTCATTTTTCCTCCTCATAAAAACGCAACTTAACATAACGGAACGTAACGAAACTAAACGGATCACAACACAAAAAAACCCAACGTAACTTAACATGACGAAACAGAACACAACGCAACGAAACGGAACCGAACGAAAATATTAAATCTCATTCATGGCAACAACTTCAAACCTTCCATATGTTCCAGTTGCCAATTGTGGCCTCAATTCACCTAAACCGTATTCAAAACCAGCTCGATCGAGTATTCTTCGAAATTCTTCTTCTGATAAGAGTTCAGTATCTAGGTTGATTTTAAACTTCACTTCCCATGAAGGAAAGATTGGACGAGTTCTCATTGTCTTTGACTTCTGAACGTTCACCGATTCAGTAAAGACGTGTATTTGTTGGCCTTTCTTATTCTTCATTAACCAGATATCTTCTTGAGATTTACCTTTAAAACCAAGCAATGGAGTACCGGGAAGGCAGTCAACTATCAAAGCTTTCATTTGAAGGCCTTTCTTTTCCTTTCTTGCGCTGGCTCTAAGGCAACCTATGATCATCTTAGAACTCAGATATACCCCAATTTCATCGTCAAAATACATTCCAGCCATCCATTCAAGCTTAGCAATAGCCATGTAGTGCTCATCTTGTTTTGTCTTAATGGAGGTGAATTGCTTCATTTCCTTCTTAAGAGGATGAAGTGGATTAGCCAATGTGTCATTGTGTTGGACAAATGGGCTTAATGATCTCAAATGTATTTCATAATTTTTTAATGTTTTCATATTGACTCCTTAAAAAGTAAAAACCTAACACAACTAAACGCAACACAACCAAGCCCATCGTATCCAAACGTAACCTAGTAGCATAAGTAGATGAATATATAAAACCCTACCACACCATTGATTTACTGTCTTGTGATAATAATTACTTTCTTGTATCTTCTTATTTTACAGCACTTTACGTCAAAAGGTCTTCTCTTGGGTATTTATCTTGCACCTTGGAATAATAATCTAGAGCCTTCACAGGGTAACGTGAGGCAATGGCTAGATAATCTATACTCCAAATTCCAGCCTGTAGAGCAATCTAGATGGAATCAAAGTAATATTGATACCATGTTTTATGCAGGCGCTCAAGATTACGTAAATCGTTATTTTAACACAAGCTATCAAAGTTCAGCACAAAAATTCTACTTTAATATCAGCCAACAGCCAATAAACATGGTCACAGGCTATGAGAGACAGCACAGGAAAAACTTCTCTTACATTCCTACAGAAGGTGCTGACCCTCAAACTACCGATCAATACACTAAACTAATCACGGCGGAATGCAATAGGGGCGATATACATGAGCAAAAGTCTAAAGCCAAGGAATTAGCTGCGATAGCTGGCATGTGCTTAATGCAACCCTATTTAGACTATAAAGAGGACGCGGCACAGGGGAGTCTTAAGGTCAAAATTTGGGAATACAACTCGTTTCTCGTTGATCCATACTTTAGGTCACCTGATATGAGTGACGCGAATTTCGTATGGTGTCAAGAATATATTTCAAAACAGGAAGCTGAAGATCGATTTGAGGACAAAATTGACATGATTAGACCCATGTCCGGCGCTCCACAGCGATATGGCAGCTTCTACTTTCTTCCTGAAAACTATAACATGGCCCGCAATGACCTAATGGTATTGTCCTATGTATGGTACAAGTGGCGAGGCACAAAGAAAAGGCTATATAGCAAGTCACGCAATCAGTTCTTTGACTTTGCGCAAGGAATGGAGAATATTGATGAAGTTCTATATAATATCCCTGACATGGAACTGGTCACTGTCAAGCAACCAGTTTGGAAGCTTGCGGTTGTTCTTAACGATCAGTTGATGTATCAGGGCGAGAATCCTATGGGATTCAGTGCATGTCCGTTTGTTCCTTACTTTTGGAACTACGAGCCTCATATCAATCATTATGACTTGCGAGTGCGTAGTTTAATGAGGACTATGAGAGACCCTCAGTTTCTCTTTAATCATAAGGTAATTCAAAACAATGATATCACCGAAGCGACGATTAACGCTGGATGGAAAAGAAAGGTTGGAGCGGTTGCGAACGAGGATAATCTTAAAAAATCGGGTCAAGGTCATGACATTATCATCAACGAAGGCTATATGCTGGAGGACTGCGAGAAGATTGTCCCTAGCGGTGTGCCTGAGTCCGACCTTGCACTTGCTCAGCAAATGGCGGACCTCGTATTTAAAACTTCTGGTATCGACCTCGAGAATTGGAGTGGGCAAAACGATAAACAGATTAGCTCGCTCACGGCTCTTATTAAGCAGGCTGCTAACCTCATGGTATTTCAAAAATACTTTGACCAGTGGGATTATTCAGACAAACTCTTAGGTGATTTACTCCTTCAGATCGTTTTAAACAATTGGAATGCTGCAAAGGTTGGATTGATCATAGGCGAGGAGCCAACACCACATTTCTTCTCTCGTATCTTTGCAAAGTATCAAGTAATCGTTGAAGAAGCCGACCTGACACCTACTCAACAGAATTTGCAGGCATCTCAAATGCTTGAGATGAATCAAATATTCGGCCGTGAGGT